TCCAAGAGGCAGATTTATACATTTGACCCGTTTGTTTGTCAATGAAACAATGAACGGAGCGGGAACCTCCACCACTAACAAAGATAACTTTGTGATACTTTTTACCCGTTTCAATCACATAATCAATGGGACAATCACCATTACGAAGGTCTTGGATACGAGCGATGTGATAGTGGGCATTATCACCTTTCTCAACAAAACGCTTATGTCCACGAATAGAATACTGAACATAATTGTGCTTCAGTGCTTCAATCAGCATTTGAGTATGCTTCAGCACCGAATCTGCGATGGTTTGTTGTGCTTGTGCTTGCATTGTGGTTGTGCTCATACTATAGACGCAGTTTCAGGGGCCCAGTAGTTTCAGACAGACAGATTGTATTTGCTAATCATAATGTCTCGCACAAGTTCGCGGTCTATACTATCACCACAAAACTCTCTACCTTTGATTTTAGAAATACGAATAATGTCGTTGGTTGCTTTACGCACTATGGTACGATTTGCGCCCATAGGATACAATCCATCAGGACCATAGAAAGACATCACATAACCAATGAAATCGTTGATGAACTCTTTAGAGAAAGTCACAGTCATTTTACAGAGAGATTGTTGACGATTTTACGGGCAAACTTCATAAAACCGTAGGCAGTTACATCACCTTCATCATAACCATCCAGCATGTCAGTTTGATTGTAAGTATTCACAATCAGCAGGCAAGCATCATACAATGCTGCTTGATGTTCTTCTTCGGACTTAAAAGAAATGGCACTATAAGAGGGAAGGGTCATAATCAATCGTTGTTTTGGTGATTTTTCAGAAAGATTTTTACACAATCCATAACATCTTCAAGAGTAGGAGCACTACCATCATAATAGTAATCCATATTCATTACATCAGTCACTTTGAGAGTGAAATGGTAAGTTCCATCGGCAGAATACTGACGAATGTTGAGGTTGGTTTCGTAATCCATAATCAAACCAAAGAAAGTTCAGTGTTCATACTATAGTCGCACTTTCAAGGGCCCAGTTTCAATCAATTCTCGCTCTTTGTGAAATATCTATTCCCCTTGATTTTTGATAAGAAGTTAGTCCTCCAGCATTACTAATGTGACCTGTAACTTTACATTGCCACTTAGTAAGGTTTGTTTTTTTCATTGCCTCACTCTTTTTTATTCTTTCCACTTTTGACATATCACTTATTTTTCTTTTATGTTCTTCTGATAAAACTCTCCCTTTCATTGCTCTACTTATCTTTCTTTTAGTTTCTTCACTGAGAATTCTTCCTTTGCGTATTTCACTTAACTTTCTTCTAGTTTCTTCACTAATAACTTTTCCTTTACCAGCTTCCGCTACATTTTTTTTATGTTCTTCAGTAAGAACTCTACCTTGAAGTGCTTCACTTATCTTTCTTTTAGTTTCTTCTGAAAGAACCCTTCCCAAACAGTTTATATTTCCCTTCTTTATTTTGCCTATCTTTCTTTTGGTTTCTTCTGTATGAACTAATCCAGAAATACCTTCGCCACCATCAGTTCTATTATGAAGAATACCTGTTCCTAAATCTTTCCTACCAAACACAGCAATCATATAGATTTCGTGCTTAAATGCTTCTTCTTCAGTTAAGTTTTGTTTGAGAAAGATTATTCTAGATTTATCTCTTGGTGGTTTTATTTGTCCTTTACCTTTTTGATATATTCTTTTCCCTTTACCCTTCCCAATGTAATAAGGGGTCTTATCCTCACGCAAATATGCGTAAGTGTAATAGTTATTCATACTTGTCCTAAATGTCGCAGTATTATTTATACAAGAAAGGGTGCCTAGGCACCCTTTCTCTACTTAAAGATGCGACATTTAAGCATCTTTATTTATGCAACGATTTGTAGGACTGAGGCAGGTTCTACCTTAAATGTACCAAGTCGGTTGCAAGAGATACTCACAGCGTGAGCAGGAGCACCGAGTTCATCAACAACTTCCCACCAATCTTCACCTTCTTCAATAACAACATATCCGAAAGTTCCAGGTTGTGAGAGTTGACGACGACCACACTGTTTTGCATCATTTACATCATCAAATCGTTGCTTACGATTAAACCAACCGTTTCGTGCAACATCACCAGAAGGACCGAAAGTAATGCAGAGAAAATTAGACATCAGTAGGTTTCTTTGAGGTTTTGTTGACGTTGAGAGTTGTTATCTTCCTTAAATGGTTTATGCTCTGGATGAGCATTTTCCCACTTAATTAGTTCATCAATCCAAGATGATTGTTCTTTGGGTTGAGTGTTCATTGTGCAGGTTCAGTAATCCAAATTGCACGGTCAGTTCCCATAGAGAACTGATTGTCCCAAATGAAATGAGTTGCTTGCTGATTGCTCATCTGAAACTCATTCATCAGGAAGTTTAGTGCTTCCTTGAATGTTTGGAATCGGTGTGTTTGTCTCATACTATAGGCGCACTTTCAGGGGCCCAGTTCACCACTGTTTTGCAATCGTAAAGTTCAGTCTGCTAAACTCTTCACGGTTTACGATCTTGTAGGTGCCGTAATCATTGTGCATTACGAACCCTTCGTGATCGCTCAATTCTCCATCAATTTCACACGAAATATCAGTGTCGCACTCAATGAAGCAGAACAAATCCATCTTGATGGACTCCACAAGTTTGTAGAGCCGCATCAGGTTGATGTCAACATCGTAATTTTGTGCAATTTCGTGCTCATCGACCTCTTTACCCTCACGGATGTAGGAATTGATGATTTTTTTGAGTTCTTTCGCTTGTTTATCACTCACAAACTCACAAAGCGTGCTCATTTGTTTAGCAAACTTGCAGAAGTTTTCAATGTCATCCAGATGCGGACAGATTTCTGCCTCGGGTTGTACCCATTTTACATCATAAGTATCAACAAACTGTTTGCTGATAGGTTGTGCAACAGCATTGCGAAGATCATCCTCACAGATATACTCAGTGTGAGGAGCAATAATAACACTTTGCTCAATGACTTCAGGAAACTTATAGGTAATCGTGTTGGGACGATAAGTATCACTCCCACAAAATCCGATAAAGTCACCCTGATAGATGAATTGGGTGCGAGGAAGACTATCAAAACAAGCGTGAAGAATATCTGCTACTTTACCTTGATGGTTTGCATCAATTTCTTCGTGAGAATGATTGATTTTGATTTTAACTTTGTTGAACACAGATTTGGTGCCCACAAAGAACTTACCATTGGCAGGATTGCGACCCCACACAATAGCAGGCGCTCCATCAATCTTGACAGAAACCTTAGACGGAGCAGTAAACCAATCCAGAACCGATAGATCACCAGTTAGGATAGAATCTTCAGGGTGTTCAATATGTTTGTTCTGCATTTGTTTCTTGCTCATACTATAGACGCAGTTTCAGGGGCCCAGTTACATTGATAATAAAAAAGACACCGTTATAGGTGTCTCAAATGTTTATCAAACTGCTACACGACGAGCAATCAGTTGTTCATACTTTTCAGTGATAAAATCAACAGTCTGCTTCACATAAGGAGAAACAGTTTGAGTAAACTTCACCACATCTTCACGAAGTTTGTTCACTTCATACTGGTGAATCTGCCAACGAACCTTAATGTCTTGAATGTATTGCTGACGAGTGATAAGAACTTCAGGAACTTTCACTTCGGGAGCAACAACAACAGCATCAGTGGGTTGTTTGCGAGAGCGAGGCATAGAGACCGTTCAACTTACACTATAGACGCACTTTCAGGGGCCCAGTTTAACTCATTGCAGAAATGAGAGGATTGTTCATACGATCTTGCGCGATCTTAAAATACTTCTCCTCCATTTCAATCCCAATGAAATGTCTACTCGTATTCATGCAAGCTACACCAGTTGTTCCAGATCCCATAGTATTATCCAGAACAGTATCACCTTCGTTTGTGTAAGTTTTAATCAAATACTCCATCATATCTACTGGTTTTTGTGTAGGATGCAAACCCTTTTCTTGCTTGAATTTTAGAACAGTCTTAGGGTATCTTGATCCATCGGGATTATCTCTGTGTTTACTCTTTGCACTACCATAAACCTCACCAATCTTGCTAGTATCTGATGAGAAACCACTGTAAGGAGTTGAGTACCACATCTGAGGATTATATGTGGGTTTCTTACGATAAAACACCAAGATGTTTTCGTGAGACTTGAGAGGCATCACCTTTGCGTTCATAGGATTAGTTCCTTGCGGTTTTTCCCAGATCCATTCATAACGAAAGTTCTCAAGATTTGATGCAGCAAGTATAGTCGTAAATGGTTGAGCTGCGGTGAATACCATTGCACCATCTTCTTTACAAATGCGATTATATTGCTGCCATAATTTATCCAGAGGAATAATACTATCCCACTTACATGCAGTTGTTCCGTATGGCAAATCTACCAACACCATGTCTACAGAATTGTCTGCGAGTGTTGGTAGAATGTCTAAGCAATCGCCAAGATGAAGAGTTACCATTCGCGGATAGACTTCACAAAGGAACATTCTAGCAGTTTATCAACTTTAGTGCAAATATAATCATCATTGCCGATAGATTTGCCACCTTGTTGAGAGGCAAACAGACAATTATCAGACTCAAGATGATTCAGAAAATCATTCTTAGAGAACCAAAAGAGACGGCAATCTTCTTCTTTTTCATTGATACCAAAGAAAACCAATCGTTCCCAATCCTTATCCTTAGAAACGTGATTGATGATAAACTGATCCTTCTTTACACCACCTTTCTTATTACGAGTTGCAAGAGAAAACTTAATCTCAGTGCGAATAGAATCAATCACACGATCATGACCAGCAGTGGAAGTTTTAGCACGTTCAACTATACAACCAGCGTTAATCATGAACTTAGAAACAAAACGCTCACCAAACTCACCTTTCTGTTTAGGTGACATAAACACATAACCCTGGAAAGGTGTACCAATCCAAGGATCTTGTGCATTTTGATTGATGTAATCTCCTAGAGATCCATCCTCAAAAATAGAATAAAACATTGATGGGTTGCTATCTAACTATGATGCACTTTCAGGGGCCCATATCAGTCAATCGGTAACTGTGCTACACTCTTACCCTTCTTGTGATCTGTGATATACTTTCGTGCTGATGCTTCTGTTCTACAAACCTTGTCAAGTTGATGTCCCTTGTGAATAATAATGTATCCTTTGTTGCTATAGGGAATAGCAGCATATTCATCCTTAAACATAGTAAATCCTTCTGTCATACAAGAAACC